AAAATTAGGAGCAGTAGTGGAACGAGTCAGTTATCCATACGAGTGCAGCAAAGAAGTAAGAGCCTTTGTCGTCGATTCTGAGGCCCTTGAGCCGGAAGTTAAGGCAAATAGTATTGCCTACGTCGATCCGACTTTAGAGCCGTGTAGCGGCGACCTGGTGGCCCTTATACGAAACAATAAAGTGGTTTTTGCAAAGTTTATCGGAGATGCGACATTCGAGACAATAAACCCGAAATTTCCAGAAAGAATTTTCACCTTGACAGAACATGGTCGCGTGGTAGGTGTCATAATTGGAGATTTTAGAGAAAGAATATCAACGTAAAAAAATTTTCTCTAGTGTATTAGTATTATTAATATACATTAGCGCAAGAAATTAAGGCGGACAACAATGAGCGAAATTACAAAAGCTTTAACAAAAGATGAAAAGAAGAAGATAGGCATACTAGAAATCCAAGGGAATGATTACCACACAGTCGCCCGTCGGGTTCACTTATTTCGGGACGATGAAAAGTTTAAAGATTTTTCAATCGAAACAGAATTGCTCGCGGAATTTACAAATGAAACGGCGGCAACGATTAAAGCGACCATTAAGGACTCAAGCGGAAGAATTAGAGCGACGGGGACAGCGATGGAATTAAGAGGCTCCGGAAATGTAAATAAAACAAGCCATATTGAAAATTGTGAAACCTCTGCTATCGGTCGTTGCCTCGCGTGTATGGGATTGGGCGGCACAGAGTTTGCTTCAGCAGATGAAATTGCGAACGCAATGATTCAGAAAGCGCAAGCGGAAGGAGCCACGGAGCAAACGGAATATCAGAAGGCCCAAAAAGAATTTTTCGAGAAAGTGAAATATGACGAAAAAGAAGCTCAGCTAAATGGCACCATAATTGAACTAGAGCAAGGAAAGGAGTACATCAATACAAAATATCCGCCGGAAATTGTCAAGAAGATGAGCGCGACAATAGCTCATTTTGAAAAAGCCCTGGGGGAGCAAGAAGCTGATGCGGCCTGATAACGAACACCAATTAGACCCAACTAACGACCCCGCGAGGATAGGAAACTTTACCGCATCAGTTTTGCACTCAGCCATTAAAAAAGGCAGAAACGGCAAATATAACGAGGTCGGTCGTCAAACACTTTTAGATACGAAGGGCGCGGAATTGGATACTGGCAGCATTGATTCAAATTTTCAGAGCCTAGATATGCTTGCGGGAAACCTCAATGAACCGATTGCAAAAGAGATATATGAACAGCTAACGGGCCGAAAGATTCTCGACAAAGAAGCAATCGAGCATCCGACACTACCCTTTTTCGCGGCCAGCCCCGATGGTGTGCTTGAAGATGATCCTTCTATTCTAGTCGAAATAAAATGCCCTAAGAAGAAGGAGCATCGAAGAACGATCCGTACAATGGAAATCAAGCCTGAGTATTTGACGCAAATGACCGCGCAAATCGCTTGTATGTGGCACCTCGGCGCCAGGGAATGTGATTTCATCAGCTACCACAACCAATACGAGCCTAAAATTCACGTTATCCGCTTTAGGCCTACTAAAAAAATGATAAAAGAATTAGAGACTGAAGTAGAAAAGCTAACAGAAGAACTTATCCAAGATAATTTAACAGTGAGGAAAAACCAATGGCGTCCAGGGGCATAAACAAAGTAATTTTAATAGGAAATGTAGGGAATGATCCAGAGTGCAAGGAACTGAGCAACGGCGTTGTTGCGAATGTTTCGTTAGCGACCAGCGAACAATGGAAAGACAAGAACAACGGTGAAGATGTTGAAAAAACTGAATGGCACCGATTGGTCTTTTTCAATCGGCTTGGTGAGATTGTCCAGCAATATGTGAAAAAAGGCAGCAAGCTCTATGTCGAAGGGAAACTGCAAACAAGAAGCTGGGACGCTGATGGTGTTACCAAATATTCAACAGAGATCGTGTGCAACGAAATGCAGATGCTTGACACTAAAGGAGACTCCCCTGCTCCACAAAAAAATAAAGGCGTGAAGATAGATTTACCAATAGCGCAGAGCGCCTAGTTAATGGCAGGTGAACCGGGGCATCAGCCAGTTTCCCACGGCCCCCTTGTGGCGGTGATTAACAAAAGGCGAGATGCAGTTTTTGGGCTGTTCCAATCGCGCCGCCCCCGGCCTAATTAATGAACGATGAGGAAAAAGGTGACAAAGCGAGAAGAATGGACATTGTGACGGCACAAGCTGACTTATCGCCTTGGATGAGCTTTATGCCGACTGACTGCGTCTGTCCTTACTGTGGTTTCGATTTCATTGACTATCCAAAAGCGTATAAAGAATTTGTAACAGGCTGCCCAAGCTGCTATCGGAGTTACTGCGAATGACGGAAAAATGGGAAGAAGTAATTTTTAAAAAACAATCGAAGAAAAGGAACAACGGCACAACATATATGAAAGGAAAGAAGGGAGCCGAGATATGACGAACATTTCTGAGATAGAAACAAAAGCCTTACAAGATATTGTGTCGGGCTACGGTTGGTCAACAGACCAAATCTTAGCCAGGTATTATTCTGTAACCCGAAAAACTATTTGGGACTGGTCAAGACAAGGCAAACTCCCGAAGCCTAAAAAAATCTCAAGCAATCGAACCCGTTGGAACAACGCTGAAATAAAACTTCATAACGAGCGGGTCGCTAATCTGAAAGAGAAAGAATCATTAGGCGAGCTTTACAAAGATGAATGACTATAATGAGCAAATTGCAGACTTGAAAGAAACGCTGGATTTGGGTTGTTAAATGCGGAGAACAATAATGAAAATAATTGAAAGCAAAGAATACGATAAGTTTAAAATATTGAATGGCAATCGTTGTATACGGGCCTCTCACGTTAAAAGATTAATTGAGTCGATGACCGAAAAATACATCCCTGTCCCGATAATCGTGAATGAGCTTCATTACATAATAGACGGTCAGCACAGAATGGAAGCCTGTAAAGAGATGGGTATTCCGTTCCACTATATTGAGATAAAAGGGCTAGGCTTGGCAGATGTTCAGAGGTTGAACTCAAACAATAAGAAATGGTCTATTGAGGACGTTATGGAAAGCTATATTGACTTGGGCAATTCTAATTATGTCGCTTACAAGGCTTTTTCAGAAACACACAATTTCGGCCATGAGCCTAATTGGGTCTTGCTAAAAGGCCCCGATAGAGAGGGAACTAGGCAAGAATTTAGAAGAGGCAAATTTGTTTTGAGCCAAAGAGAGATTAAACAGGGTGCAATCTACGCTCAACAAATCAATGAAATATTGGAATATTTTGAGGAAGATGACATTGTTCACGCGAAAAAAAGAAACTCTATTATCGCTTTAATGAAGTGCTTTCGAAACGACAAATATTCACAGCCGAAAATGTTAACTAAATTAAAACAGGCAAAAAGAAAACTAGAAGCAAAAAACTGCACACAGGATTACACAAGGCAGTTAGAGGAAATTTACTTTTATAAGGTTGCTGTGAGCAAACAATTTAGGCTAGACGTAGAATCTCCGAGAGATTTGATTCACTGATGGAATGGCAGCATAAAAACAAAGTAGCAGAAGATATGGGTATCACTGTGCGTACCCTGGAAGGATGGATTCATCGTAAACTTGATCGTGGTGTTCACTGGCAAACAGTGGGACACAAAACATTAATCAACGTGGGGAAACTTAATCAATGGCTAAATACACAGGCATCAGAACATACCGGGGTCGAATAAGGTTACAAATAAAATGGCAAAATAAACGAATTGAGCCTTATTACCCAGGTGACTGCACAGAAGATAACAAACGAGCCGCATCTAAACTACGGAAACAAATATTAACCGACCTGGAAGATGGCACCGTTGCTTTTTCAAAGATTAAAGAAACCTACTTTACAAAAAACAAAAAAGCGCCGCGAAGAAAAGGAACTCTATACGATGTATTCCTTCATTGGGAAGAATACTGCAAGGCTTTAAAGAACAAGCGTAAAGGATATAAAGGATCGACCCTCAGAGGTGTGTCGCAAACGGTCAGAAACAAATGGATTCCTGCCTTTGGTAAAAGACGGATTGCAGATATTTCCTATGATGACGTTCACGATTTTCTCTGGTCAAATGAATGGGCTGATTTAGACGTAAAGACTTTAAAAAATTGGAACACTTATTTAACTCGAATGTATGTCCACGCTTACAAGAACATGGACATTAGGTGCAAGCCCTTCCCTACTTCTGAAATGATTTATCCAGATGAGCGCGTAGACCCATCTCTCAAGATTATATTTCCTTACTCGCCGGAAGAAGTGGAATTGCTCATTGAATATATCGTGGGCCATTTTGATCTCGATATTCAGTTATATTTCATTCTCTTTCGCGGGTTAGGGTTAAGGCCTTGCGAGATACTTGCTCTTGAAGAAACTGATATTGACGGCGACTATTTTTACATCTCGAAAGGGATGGTAGATAACGAGATTGTGCCGCCTAAGAATTGGAAGGGCCGCCAGGTGTTCATTCAGCCGCAAGTCATGGAAGTTTTACAAAATTACATTAGCAGAAGCACTGTGGTTACACTTCACAAAGCTGGCACTACTAACTATCTCTTCAAAAATGAGGATGGTAAGCATCACTCAAGCGCCAGGCGATTTAATAAGGCTTGGGTAAAAGCGCATAACGAAGTGGTAATAAGTAAAGCTGTAGCCGATAAGCTCTATAATACAAATCGGAGACAGTTGTTAGCACTTGATGAAGAAGCCCTAAAAAATGACGAAAGACTAGCGCCCTACCTGGATCAGAAAATCCCTCTCAGAGATGCTTACAAATTAAGACACACTCGCGCTTCCGAATTAATATCAAGCGGCGCCGCCGAGGAAGGGCCAGGGGAATTAGGTCACGACCCTGTAATGTTTTATCAGATTTATGCCAAGCAAATACAGGCATATAAAAATAAAGACAGAGAGGCAGAGCGTAAAAAGAAATTAACCTCTGTAGTGAAGATTTCTTAGATGCCAAAAACAAAAAAAATTTTTGAGGGTGCCAAAAAAGGCGCTACAAAAGGCGCTACTTTTACTTTTAGAAATTTAGATTTATCGTGAGTTTTACCGTAAGCACATGATAGTAAAGGAAAAAGAAGTGGCGTCCCCTAGGGGTTTCGAACCCCTGTTGTCGGGATGAAAATACTGATATGGGGGTTTTGTGGGTTGTTGTGAGTAAGTAAAATATTAGCTATTCCAATAACTTAGCTGCTTACTTACTCAGAGCATACTCCTGCTTACTCAGACAAAAGCGCTACAAAAGGCGCTACTTTTCAGGTCTACTTAGCTAACATACTTAAAGTAATTTCTTTAAATCTTTTGCAACCCTTTTTTACTGCTGTTGTTCTTCGTCGCCTCTAAGTAAGTTAAGCGTCGCGGCTCCGGAAACGCCTGGGCGTACTCTCGGTTTCATTGCTTCTCTCGCTGTAGCAACTACACCTTTCTTATAAGCGTCTAAGACATTCTCAGCCGCCGAGACATCGGTTGTTTCAAATAAAGCATCAAACAAGGCCCTATCAGATACAGCGTCCGCAATAATCTTTGCCGGGGGATTTTCAATTCCGGCCTCAAACATCTCTTTTAATGTCTTTGATACGATTGCGGCAGTCTGTAAAGACCCGCCAGGAGACATGGTGCTTGCGCCGCCAACTCTTGCGCCGACAACTCTTGCCCCTGTTCCTATGATCTGACTAGCTAGATTATCGACACCTACACCCTCTGGCAATTTTTTTGCGCCTTGCGCTAAAGTAACGCGCCTTGCTGTTGCTCTTATCCTTCCCCAACGTGCTTGTTCTGCCGGGGTAAATAACATCGACAAAGTGGTTCTAACTCCGTCTTGCTTAAACATTTCGTCTAGCGTCCCGCCATCTACAAATTTAGGGCCTAAAACATTGAGAGCGCCAGCACGATTCCCTGTTTGAGCAACACCTAAAACGTGCTTCGACCACGCCTGTTTTAGTCCTTCTTTTGCCATACCTGTTCTATCCCTTCTTGTGAGACTAATTAATCTTGCCATGTCTGCCCCTGGCTCGACTGATCGCAAAACATCTCTAATTGCCTCTGGCGCGGGTTTACTGGCGAAAACAGATGCCGCATTGATGTAAGGCTCAAAAATTGCTCTTTGTTTGTCTACTCTGATTGGCTCTAAATTTTTTGTCTCGATTGCTCTTTGTATTTCTTCTTTAAAATCTGGCATATCATCGAGCAGCCGCTTGTTGCTTTTCATAAAT